TCTAAAAGAGGTATAGTGGTTAATCCCGTACAACCTTGGAATGTGCTCTGCATATTAGTGACATTGAACTCTCCTTCCCACTCGAATGAAACCATGTCAGTTTGTAAGTTAAAGGCAGAGTTCAGGGATGTTAGAGAACCCCCTTTTAATACCTTTATTTTTGTGTGTTTCTTGTACCTGTTAAAGGTAAGAGCTGTAATACTTTGGAAGCTGAACAAAGTGTATGTTCCGTCTTTGTTGTCGGTCATCTCCACCATACCCCCTTGTATATCTTCTATGAGTGGTGCTATGGAAGATGTAACTAGTATATTTAGTTTTTCTTGGGGGGCGTCTACCCATGTCCATTCCATGTTTTCTCCTAATACTAACATTTGGCCTGGAGTTCCTCCTGGAGGGACTGGCATAAAGGCTTCACCTTCTCTTTTTTGTTTATAACTTATCATATCGTTTTATATTATAGATTTGGTTCGAATATTTATGTTTATATTATTAAGGCCCTTGCCTTTGAATGATCTTTTGAAATAACCCATCGCTAACCTGTTTATTGTTGGTAGCCCTCCTGCCTTATTCCAAGCTGGAGCCCATAGAGGTCTAGCGGGTTGCATGATACTTCCATGTTCGAATATTTCTATATAGGTTTTCATTGTCAAACCCCTACTATGAGATTTTGAACTGAGGTCACTGGTTCTGAAGTTCATTGTTACAGAATCACCCTTCATGCTTATTTTCATTGACTGTATAGCTTCTAGGTAATTGCCTGTCCGTATCCCTGGTAACCCATCGTCAATACTACGGTTTTCCCAAGACTCTCCTACAGCGGTTCCTGCAGTTAGTAATCCTTTTATAGCCCATAACCTGTAGGACCTTAAAAAGTCTCTGAAGGAATATTTTATATCCGTCTTTAGTTTACGAGAGGTAGCATGGTCAAAGAACCTATTAAAATTATCTAAACCTCCTTCCAGAGTTATCCTAGCGCTTGGTATACCCGGAATAGTGGGTATAGGTGGCCTAACGTAAGGCATGACCTACTTCATTTTCATCTCTTTTTAGTACTAATAATATGTATAGAGGGTCTGTGTCGGTTTGTGATGAAGAAATATCACCCATACCTAAGTACTCTACACCTTGTACTATGAATCTGTCTAAACCTGGGTTGAAGTCTAGGTAGTTATTCGGGGTTAAGAATCCCTGTTCTCGTAAGTGTTCTATATTTAAGTACAACCATAAGCTTTCCTCATCCCTTATCCCTTGTTGGTCTATGCGGTTTGTAGGCCAAGTACGTCCATCATTGTAACCCATCAGCACTTCCATTGGAGTGTCTACAGTTACTTTGGAATTTCCTTCACCATACCTATCTACATTTGCTACCAATCTTCTCCATATAATGGATTGTTTACCTACGGATTTGTGGAATGTGTTTATAACATTCTTATAGTTTTGCCAAGTGGCCGTATCTATTATCCCGTTTGGCATAATTGTATTGGTATTAGTATATAAATATTAAAAATCTTGCTTCCTAAGGCTTAATCTAAACTATCCTATATGTATAATTGGTATAGTTATATAGAAAGCTACTTAAGTTGTATATGGGATAACCTAATTATAATAGGTTGTTAGTAAATAACTAGCACCATACTTTAATAATGCGTTAACATACTTAACATCTGTATTGGGAGTTATCTTTATAGGGAAAAAAGGTTGTGATTTACAGAATGAGAATGAGATACCTATAATTGCTGCCATTGAGCATATCCGTTGGTTTAACATATCAAATACTGCTCCATCAGCAAATACAGCTGCTGCTGCTGCACTAACCGATTGCCATTCAGCTTCGGTAGGGCCAGTAACTATTTTCTTTATAAGGCCTGCACCATCCATACCCGATGAGCCTCCTCCTGACATATTAGCTTGAGAATCTATGAATAGGTCTCTAGCTATCAGTTGAGCTATCAAGGCATTGTAAAAGTACGGCCATTTAGTTTCGTCTAACATATCATCCTCAGTAAGAGAGGGGTCAGCCTCTTGTGCTGCTGGAAATAGGATATGTTGCCATTTAATCTTTAATCGTTCTGCACTCTCCCAATGTGTTTCTATAATACCAGGCATTATTAAATCTACCTGTTTTAGGATAGAGTAGTACATAGATGGGGAGTCATCAGCTAATAGGTATATATCTATGCCCTTAGTAGAACTCCCAGAACCACCTGTTATGGTTAATGTTATAGAGTAGAAACCATTCTCTAGTGCTGTGAACTGGAATGACTCAGGGTCAGAACCTGTTTCAACTGAAACACCATCTTTCTTGGCTTCCCAAGTACACGAAGTAAACCCTACACTTAAATTAGTTAGGGTTACTTCGAGGTTTTCTATCTGTTGTGAAAAGTCTACTAACATGTTTCTACCATATAGCTTTTAGGTTAGTTGCAGTAGCAGATACTACTTCGGTAACTAACCCAGTGAATATTGAACTGGCTACTACTTGGAAAGTCAACGCTCGGGTTGGTTCTCCAGCTAGTTTTACAGTGATGTTTCCACTGCCTCCTATATACAACATGGGTGGCTTACCTTCCCAGGCAGTTGGGAAAGTAATTATGTCTTCTGCTTTGTTTATTACAGTAACAGAAGCTGCCCCACTTCTACTAGTTATCGAGCTCATAGTCGTCTCTTATAGAGATTAAAAACTTGATAGCTTCAGCTTTTTTACTGTATTTAACAGCTTTAGCCTCATCGTCATCATCAATAAAGGAGAATTTTTCCATTATCTCATTTCTAGTGAATTGGCTCATTTCTTCTTCAGAAGCGGTTAACACATCTAAGTTAGAAAGTTGTTCCTCTTTCTTAGCTAGTAACTCTTCCGCTGTAGGTGCTTTCTCTTCGATAACCTCCATAAAAATGTGGCCCCCTCCTACTGCTCTAGCAAAAGCGCCATTAGTAAGGTGTAAAGGGTTCCCTGTTGTATGAGGGTTGTTCTTAGTTATACAAATACCAGAACGTACATCAGTAAAAGAAACTGCTCTGTTTCCTAGTTTATAAATATATTCCATTGTCTTGGGTTTTGATTGTTTCAATAAAAAAAGGGCTTCTACCGAAGCACAAGCCCTTTAAAAAATATAAGTGGATTTTAAGGTCTACCGTTCATGTTGTCTTCCAACTCTGTTAGATAATCCATCCATACTGGGAAGCCATTGTTTGCAAAGTCTAAAGAAGAATCGATAACTAAAGCAGCATCAGTGAATAACTTAGCAAAACCAGTTGCGAATGTTACATATACTGTCTCTGTTTGGTTAGATACAATTCTCTCAGACTCAATAGTAATAGGTTGAGCGTTAAGCTTAATCAAAGCAGAAGTAGGGTCAACTACCAAAGTTTGAGTTGGGCTTACAGCACCGTGGATATACATATCTGCCCCTTGAGGAAGACTTACATCTGGGTTCAATTTATACATTGGAGTTCCCACCAATGGGTTGATGAATTCGTCTAGATACATAATATCTAAAGCCATTTCTTCACCATTTATTAGAGAACTTGGTTTACGACCAATCTTAGCCATACGGATCCAAACTTTAAGGATATCACGGAATGCGATAGTACCTGTTGTTCCAACACCCACTACTGGAGCAGCTTCAGAACCGTCAGATTGTTCACCATTCAGTAATACGTTAAGTGCTAAGTTATCAACACCATAACCCATCTTTACCCCAAAATCTTGTAAGTAAATAGATAGAACAGAAAGGGAAACATAACGTCTTACCTCATCTGTAATACCAATACCTCTACCATACTTATAGATAGAGAATTTCTTCTCACCATAAGATATGTTACCTACAGGAATAGTCTCTGCTTCACCCACTCTCTTTGGAGTAGCGTCAGACATATTAATGTGTGGCATGATTTGTGATAACCCTGATGTGTTCTCTTCAATGGAAGTTAGCTTTGGCCAAATTGGAGAAGAACGATATCCTAAGCGGATTGCTTCTCTAAAGATCTCTGGTACTAACCATCGAACATCCTCACTTGGTGTAGTGAATAAATTATGGACAGTATCAAAACTTGGGTCAACCCCAACTTCTGCATAGAACTGTGCCATGTCCATACCATGTCTGTTCTTTAGGTAATCACCTAGAGAAATGTCTACAGGGCGGTCTTTATCTCTTCGGATAGAGTCCATCTCCTGTACGATGCCCTTTAACTTGTTGTTAAATTGGGACTTCAAATATTTTTCTTCGAAATACATACGATAATTTTTTTATAGGTTTCTACTTGGGTTTGAGATTATAACATCATTACAGATATCTCTTCTCCTACTGCAGCTGATGTGATAGCTATACCAATAGTCTTCTCTGGAGAAGTTGTTGGTGTTACTACTACTACTCCTCCAGCTGTTATGCTGCTTAACTCTACTGGACCTGTTGGAATAGTTCCAGCTGCTTCAGCGTGTATTACTACGTAACCTCTGCATGCTACAGTAACTCTTTCGATACCGTAAGCAGTGTGGTTTTGGCCTGTTACAGCATAACCAACTATCTCACTTCGATCTCCACCCACTGGGGCTTGCTTAACTAATCCTACGTTAGCTACGTCCATAATTACAGGTACACCCGGCTCTATAACCGTGGCTGTTTCTTTTCCAAACTCTAGAAATAGTTTGTGTGCTTCTGGACCGTATGTAATAATAGACTTGGTCTTTGATCCGATTGTATGTGGCATAATTTTCTTATTTATGGGTTTATTAATATGGTATTAATAGTAAAAGACACTCGAGTGTTTAGTTCGAGCTTTTACCATGAATACGTTCAACTCCAGCCTTCATTTGGCGTTGGTACATAGCTTCTTTTAAAGAAAGCTTGTCAGTGGTATTATCACTGTGGCCAGATGATTTACGAGATACAGATGCACTACCACAATCCTGGCAAGTCAAAGGTACCTTAGCTTCAAACTCGGTTTTGAATTCTTCTCTGAATGCCTCTAGTGCTTCCCCAGTAGATTCATCGATACTAGCTATGATAGCATCCTTAGCATCATCCCCTTTAGAAAGTTTATAGAAGTTAACTGCTTCTAATCTTTTAGCTGTTAAATTAGCAGTGTTAAGTTCTACTGCAGCTGTTAGTTCTTCAGAACCACCATTGTCAGTAACAAACTTTAAAGTAGCTGTATCAGCTTCAGTTTTTTGGTTATCAATAAGTGCTGTAAGACTCTCGTCTGATAAGTCACTCTTCTTAGCAATTAAATTTGCTAAGGAATCTTTGGCTGTAACACCCTCTTGGATGCTAAGCGTTAGTTGGTCTAAGGTAGTATCCTCAGCAAGGCCCAACTTCAACATGAATTCTTTTAATTCCATATCGTCCTTTTTATTTGGGTTAATAATAATTTCTGAAAAGTTTGTAGTGTTCTTGAAGTCGTATTGAGCAGTATCTAGCATACCTTCTACTGGTAATACAGCTGATAGGCTTTGTCTGTCTAGAACTTGTTGTGTGTGTGTAATCTTACCATCTTTTAGTATTCTAGCAAATGGGTCAGCACCTAGAGGTACTATGCTTATCTCTGCATAGAACTTAATCTCTGTAGCTATCTTACGGAATACTTTCCCGTCTTCCATAACTGTACCCCATAACCCATACTCGGATTGGTCATCTTTTAATGTATGAGACCATTTCCATGCAAAGCTTACTGTTACTGATACAGAATGGTATGATGGAGGGTCCATTAGTAGGCCCCTAGCTATTTGTGGATGTGATTTCCCATCTATAGCTAATTTAACGTTTAAACCAGCGGGAACTTTAAGATTACCCACAGTGTAAGCGTTTTGCCATTCTACCGACTTTACTGAACCAAGTACATTACCTGTGTTCATCTCGTGGTCTGTCATTATGGAAATACCAGCTAACTTATCCATGCTATCTTTTAGAACTGACCCTTGAGAAAAGTCAATTGGTAATTGTTTACGGACAGTAGTAGCAGTTAAAGCTCTAAATAAAGGGTAAACAAATTCGTCTTCCTTTGGGTTAAGATCCTCAGCAGTTACATCTGGATAGTAGGTATTAAAATTTGGAGAATTAGCTTCGAATAACCCAAACTTGTTTATACTGTCTTCAGTTAGAACCTTACAGCTCTTACCTTCACAGTGTTTGAATTTATCTGTTACATTGGGAGCTATTAAGCTACGGCCGGATGTTAGTGTAATAGTATCTATCATGTTATCTTCTTTTTGGTTGTTCTTTCTTCTTATCTCTTACGTTTTTATCGTAATCGTTGTTCTTCTTAGACTTGTCCTCTTTAGAAGTTTGTTTCTTTATATCATCAGCTACTGGGTTTAAATCTACTCTAGGTTTATCTTGGGTAGCTTGGTCATATCCCATAGCAATTGCATAGTCGTCTAATTCTATAACACCATCAGCGTAAAGTTGGTGCTGTACTCTAGAAGTAATCTCATCTGTTTGAGCTTTCTTTAAAGAGTCTGATATAGTACTTGGGTCAAAGGTTACTTTCAAACCCTCGGGATTGAATCCCGCTAATAGTAATTCTAAGAAGAACCCATATTCTAATACATGGGATACAACATTCTGTATATCCTTTAATTGTGCTAATAGCTTAGTGAATACTATGGATATTTGAGTCTCCGTTTTGTTATCCCCACCTTCTAAGAATACTGAAGGAGTTTTTAAACCTGATGATAAGTTCTTAGTAACTAAAGCAAATATAGCGGGAAGAGGACCTAAGTCTTTGGATATGGAGTTAAACTTAAACTCGTGGTCCCCTTTGTATCCCGCTATAATTCCATCTTTTAAACCGGTATTTAGGGAAGACTTTGAGTCCACTAAAAACTGACTTAGTCTTGAAGTATATGCTGTGTTAGATTCACCATCGTTTTGTGATGGCTTATCCATAAGTAATTCTAAGAAACCCATTAAACCCACTTGCTCTGTAATGAAGTTTATATTATTTAGCATGTTTTTATGGGAAATAATATCGGGTAATGCGGATAGGAAAGGGGGTATACCAATTGGTGATTCCTCTGCTGACATCAAACCATAATACTGGAATGTTGTTGGATTTAGCTTACGAAATTGTTTAGAGTGGTTCTCTAAGAAAGTAGAGTTGGATTTTTGGTAGTATTCATAGTGCCCAGTACGTTTGTTATATACTGGCCTTACTTCTTCTCCTGGTATAAAGCTTAGGTAATCTACTCCAGAAAGGTCTTTCTTGATAACCCATTCTAGTGTATTATTACCCGCTAATAATAATTGATAAAATATCTTATCGGATAACCCATGTATACCAGCTGTACCAAATCCCCATTTACGTGTAACTAGGTTTATGTGCTTAGTCATAGCTAAGCGAGCTTCTGGGGTTAAGGAGTTTGAAAACTTTAATTTAAACCCAGTATTGGATAACTGTACTAAAGTAGTTACAGCTGAACCCATTGGGCTGTTTATAGCAAATAATTTACGAATGTTTGGGATCATATCCCAGTAAAATGTGGGATTTACTACTTTTAAGTGCCCAGCTACAGCTAAGAAGTCTGCAGTAAAATCTGGGTTATTAATCCTGCCTTTAGGTAAATCTGCTTTAATATCCTTCTTAATTTTAGTATCTGTATCCTTCTTACGGGTTATTTTTAGTCCAAGTATATTCATTATGTAGCTTTTGTCATTATGTTTACTTTACCTTGCCTAATGTGGTTGGTTATTGCTGTGCTAATAATGGAGTCATCTGTATAGGTTTCATCTCCATTTCCTATGTAATCACCTTTACCCATAGCCACTGGCCTATTACTTTCATCATATATAAAAGTGTAAGCTTCTACTGTAAAGTGGGGGTTCTTTATTATAACAGTTACTTCCCTTATAGCTTCTTCAAGTCCATTGATTATTACTGGCCTTGTTTTACTAGTAGTGAACCAACCGGGTATTACTTCTTCTTTGGGTTTGGTTTGTCCCTTTTCTTTTACAAATCGAATAGTGTGATATATTTTGGGGTATGATATTTCCTGTAATACCATTACTACTGCTTCTCCAACGTCATTGGCTTCTACAGCGGCTATAGCATTATTAAAATCCCCTCCCACTTTTGCAATGATATATGCAAATCGGTTTGTAGGTACTCTACCTTTGAAAGCGGCTACTTCATTACCAGCTTTATCCATGATAGAGAATGTGGAATAATCCTTAGCCCTACCGGTTGCAACATCGGCACCTAAGAAATATTGTCTGCCAATTACTGGTTCTTCAAAAATAAGTAACCTACCTTCGTATTCAGTTCTTATTGGAGGGTTATCCATGATAAACTCCTCAATGTCTTTTATATCTACTAAATCAAATACTGTATCACCAGAGGATAAGAAACTTCCATCAATTTCTTGTGCTGTTCTTTTGGACCCAAGAGCGTTTCGCATTAGTTGGTACCAATCTGGCCCTCTATCAGGATGCATTTCCCAATCCAGCTTTATATTATTAAAACCATTGGATCCTGATAACCCATCTACCCATGTTTGGTGATACCAATTTCCCATCCCAAGTGGAGTGTTATGTGATATAAAGTTATGCGAGTCTACATAGGATGCATTATCTGCTACAGTTATATCATAAATAGTTTCAGAATAAACCCGGTTAACCTTAACGTTTGAGGTATTTATATAACTAACCTTAGTACCTTTCAAAATCCTACTTACGTAAGATGTGTGTACTTTTAAACCCATGTCTAACTCAATATCTAGTATAAGGTCTGTTGTATAGTCAACGTAAGTACCGTTATCCTTCACCCATTGTTTGATATAAGCCACTAAGATAAAGTTCACACCTTTATTACGTGAGCCTATTTTCAACCCCAATGAGTATTGTTGTGCTCTAACAGCATTGTGGGATTCAGATATAATTTGTAGGTTGTTGATATGATTATGTGCTTTATTATTGTTAATGTGGTCCACTATGTATCCTAAAGGTATTGGGCCTATAAAATGTTCTGCTACTACTCGGGATAGTGTGAACTTCTTGTTTACCCCATCTTGGTGTAAACTTACCCGGTTATAACCCCCTTTATTTGTCATTAGTTTCTTTATTAAACCTGTAGATTTTACCCTTACGTTACCCCAGTTTGATACTTGGTATTTGTTGAAACCTTTTACATCTCTCCATATTTCTAGAGTGGGAGGTATAGTTTTGGGTTGGGGGTCTATCCCCAGAGAAGATACATTGTATGTGATAATGGGTTCATTTTCTAATATAATGTCTTCCAGGGGCCACCAACCTTGTAGTGTAAGTAATTTGTGAGCTGGTGTACATTTTAAAATATTACCATCTTCAGTCTCTATTTCCCAAGTTTCCAACTCTCCTTTATTTACAGAAAATAGGATATCTTTCATCTCCCCAGTGTGTGTAAGAGCTTGTAAACCCATGTGCCTAATATCTTTAGAACCAAATTCTTTAGGGGATATAGTGTCTACCCTTATTAAACCCTTGTTTGTAAATATCTCTGTATCTCCAGATATGCAGCTGTTAATAATAGCCCTACCTCCCGTGGATAGTGTTGGGAAAGCAGCAGCCCATATAGTATCAGCATTTTTGATAATGGCTGCTTCATCTATTATTAGTAGGGATACTGCTTCAGACCTACCAGCATCTTCAGTTGTAGGTATGGATGTTATTGTGCTATTATTTTCGAAAACTAATTCG